ATACGGTCGCCTGCGATGGCGAAATTCAGGTGCTCAGTACCGGCGCGCCCAGTTGCTCCACCCCTTGGGTGCTTGTTGAGTCGCACCAAGATTTCGACCCCACCACGCTCGACCCTGCGGCACTCGCGCAGGCGTTCGGGGTCGGCTTCGTCTTCGTCGGTGTACCGCTAGCCGTCGTGTTCGGAGCCCGAGCAATCCTCAAGATTATTCGGAGTTAAGTCTATGAAACTGAACAAAAATGGTGTCGTCGCCCTGGGCTCGCTCATGGCTGCTGCTGGTTCCGGCCTGGCTGCTGCTGCCGGCCCGGATTTCTCGGCCATCACGTCCGGCGTGGACTGGTCCAGTGTCATGACCGGCATCCTGGCTGTGGCTGAACTGGCTGCTGCGGTCTACGTCGCTGTCCGTGGCGCCAAGATGCTGCTCGGCATGATCAAAAGCGCCTGACCGGGCCGCTTGTACAGGGGGCGGCTTCGGCCGCCCTTTTCTTTGGGGAGGGCGAAAGCATGGCTGATCTTTATTACTTCGTATCGTTCTTTTTTGGCGGCATGTCGGCCCTATGTTTCTTCTGGAGTCTTTGATATGCGGCGAATAACTGTTTTTCTGCTTCTCGCTTTTTGTAATTGTGCTCATGCGGCGGATTATTACTGGAGGTGGTTTAATAGTGATTCCTCTACTTATTATGGTGCTTCTCCTTCTGATTCTTGCAATAAGTACATCCAATTTCAATGGCCTAGCGCCGCTGAAACTTATATAACCAAGATAGTTATGAGTAGTGATACTCAGGCTGTTTGTTATTTTATGCGTAAAGGATATACCTCTGAGTATTCTACTTCTTTTATTCGCAAGGGTGACGCTTGTCCGGCCGGGCAGAGCTATAACGCTTCGACTGGCGAGTGTTATACGCCTGCAGGCGAGGATGGAACTCTTTGCGGCAATACCACTTGGCAGTCTACTGTCCCTTATGTTTGGTCTTCGGGCGAGTGTGTTCGTGTTTATGATGCACCTCCTGCTGTTATGTGTAAGGCGTTTTCTTCGCGCGATGGCGGTTCTGTTTCAAAGTTATCTATTCATTATGATACGCCTGAGAAGGGGCCTATTAATGGGCAGACCGTTGCGTATCCGAATATCGGCTGCTCGGTTAGTGTTAAGTCTTCGCAGTGCACGGTAAATGCGGATGGGCAAGGTTCCGTTTGCGTGGTTGACGGCGTTTACACTGGCGGCGTTGGTGGTGGTACTGATAACCCTAAGGATCAGGACTGCCATGCGCTTGGTGGTTGCGAGGCCCCGGATTTAACCCCAAAGACTGATACTAATAACCAGCCGTGCAATTATTCTACGGGCTCTGATGGCTCTCAATCCTGCACGTCGAAACAAGAGACGAAAACGTCTGGCTCGCAGAACTGCGGCACGGCTAATGGCGTGTTCAGTTGTGACTGGAAGGCACCGACTTCCAAGGGCATTGATATTGCGACGAACATCAGTACTTCGACCAATGCGGACGGTTCTACCACGTCCGTGAAGACGGATGTTTCGACCAAGACGGTGTGCAGCGATATGAACGTGTGCACCAGCTCGACGACGACGACCAAGACCACGACGACCAAGGATGGCAGTGGCGTGGTGACGTCTACGCAATCGACCTGCAGCGGTGCGGCTTGCGGTACTGGCTCGGCCTCCAATGGCTCGGGTACGGGTTCTGGCGGCACAGGGGAGGGCGAGGGCGGTGGTGACTGCGTAACGGCAGAGGAATGCAGCGACGGCTCCAGCCCGGATACGCCCAAGCTGGATAACGTGGACGATTACCAGACCACGACACAGAAGTTCTATGACACGGTTAAGTCGAGTCCGATTGCAACGGCAGTTGGCAATATTTCTGCGCCTGATACTGGTACTGCGCCGACATTGACGACACCGGCTATTCAGGCCCTGGGCGGCGTTTCTTTGGACTACGGCATTATTCGTGATTTGAAGACCACGATTGACGATGTTTTGCAACCGACCATGAAGGCTTTCTGGTGCTTCGTGGCGATCATGATATTCCTCATGGCGTGAGGTGAATTATGTTGGATTGGCTGAAAAGTTGGCTGAATGACATTCTCAAGTGGTTTGTCGAGTGGGCCGAGTGGATTCCGAAAAAGATTTACTCGGTGGTCATGGAAGGCATTGGTAAGTTTATTAATGCGTTGCCGGTTCCTGACTTTATGTCGCAAGCCAGTGGTGCGTTTGCGGGCATTCCGTCGTCGGTAATGTGGTTTGCTTCGACGTTTGAATTAAGTTTCGGCATCAAGGTTTGTCTTGCTGCACTGCTGGCAAGGTTTATCCTGCGCCGCATTCCGCTGATCGGGTGATGCCATGCCAATTGATGCGTATGTGGGTAAGCCTGGCCATGGTAAGAGTTATGGCGTGGTTCAGCACGTAATTATTCCGTCGCTCAAACAGGGGCGGCATGTTGTAACGAATATTCCGTTGCAGGTGGATATGCTGCTTGAGGACTATCCCGAGGGCCGCATTACGCAATTGCCTGTCGATTGGGATAAGCGCGATGACCTGGCTGACCTGGCGCCTCCAGGCTCGGTATTGATCCTCGACGAACTCTGGCGCCGTTGGCCGTCGGGTTTGAAGGCAACGGCCGTGCGCGAGCAGGATAAGGCGTTGTTGGCCGAGCATCGTCATCGCGTCGATAAGAACAACAAGTCGATGCGTATTGTTCTGGTTACTCAGGACCTGAGCCAGATTGCGTCCTTTGCGCGTGCGCTGATTGAACAAACTTACCGGGTGGTAAAGAAGACTAAGAAGGCGTACCGCGTTGATATCTACAGCGGTGCGGCGACGGGGGATCGTCCGCCTAAGAGTCAGATGCAGCGGCAGTCGTTCGGCACGTATAAGCCCGAGGTCTACCGTTACTACAAGTCCGCCACGCAAAGCGAAACGGGCGACGTGGGCGACGAATCCAAGGCCGATAACCGCGGCAACATCTGGCGTTCGCCGGCTCTGTGGGGCCTGGTGGTGGCCATCCCTGTGCTGGTCCTGCCCGGCGTCTGGGGCGTGCATCGGTTCTTCGATCCGGAGGCGCGTGGTCTGCACGTGCAGAGCGAGCTCGTGAACCCGCCGCCAGCTGCTGCAGCGCCGGTACAGCAGGTGAGGGCGTCTGCCGATCGTGTTGTACAGGCGGTGACGGGTGTTTCGGTCAGCGGCGCGGCGCCTATGAGTGCGACCTGGCGCGTCGCCGGCTGGCTTGGCTGCTCGGTGCCGGTCGAGGGCGATCCGTCCAGGGTGAAGCCCTGCGGGGCCTCTGTGACCGGTGCTGGCTCGGTTAGTCGCACGTCGAGCGTTGTGCTGACGGATGGCTCGTCCAGGCGAATCGTGCCGATGGCTGAGTGCCGCTGGATTGAGCGTGACTTGTACGTGCTCTGCGATGTGGACGGCGAACGAGTGACGCCCTGGACCGGTCGCGGCGCGGTGACGAAGGTCGTGGATCCGGAAGCCTCTGCGCAGGCCCAGCAATCAGCCGGGCGCAGCGAGCGGAGCGACCAGCGCCCGGCTGATGCCGGGCCGCTTTCAGCGTCCGTTCAGCGGCCCTCGACGCCGCACGCTACAGCGACAGTCGTAACCGTTGTGCCGGACAGCGAGTATGCTTCGCGTCCCTGGAGAGGCCAGGATGATTGAGCCTGCAGACGTGTTCGTTACGGCGTGCCTGGCGGCGCCGTTGCTGGTCCTGAACATCTTGGCTGTTTCCGAGGCACTGGGCTTCATCGCTCGGTGCTTAGGCTTCGCATAATGTATATTATGTTAAATTGAATATCTGTTCATGGAGTCCTGAGCCAATCCTGGCAAGGTCTCCTCCTCGCAAGCTCTTTCGCTTCTTGTTGCCACAAAAGCAATGCCTGACTATCGACGTCAACCATTTCGGGCTGAATGGTCGTTGAGCCGCTCTTGCGCCTTTCATGCCGCTCTCGTCGGCATCCAGGCGTTCCACGGCGTTTAATAAAGCGCCCTTCGTCCTCGATTTCCCGCAGCCGTGGAACTAGCCGGGCGCCAGGAGCAATTCCAGTTGCTGCAGGTCGCTGCGGGAAAATTCCAGCAGCTCGTCGATCATCGATCAGTCGCTCCTTCAACGGAATCCACTGCGGGACATAGAACAGGTAGCCGTTCCAGGCCGCAGGCATGATCGCCAGGGCGTTCATGATCAGCAGTTACGAGCGGCGGAGCATGGTAGTTCTCCCCA